AATGGTCAATACGAAATTGTATTGAACGAGTCGGGTAAAAACGCTGACTTCAGGGTTGAAACAGATAATAAAACACACGGTCTTTATGTAGATGCTTCTGAAAACCATGTCGGTATTATGAACGAAGCCCCGACAGAAGCCTTAGACGTTACAGGTAACATTAAGAGTAGCGGAAAAGTTATTTCTTCAGACTTAGAAGTGCTGGACGCAACACCGCAGCTTATGCTTCACGACACTAATGGCTCAGGTAAAGGATTTGTTAGACAAGATGGCACAGAGTTGGGCATAACATCTAAATCCGACACGACTGGTCATGGTTCTATAGCTTTAAATACGGAGAACTCATCAGGTAATGTTATTAAAAGAGCCGAGGTTTTAAGTGACGGTGATGTTAAGTTCTACAAAACTAACGGAGATGTGGGTCTGTACTTTAACTCTTCAAACGCTAACATTGGTATTAATTCCAATAATGTACCTTCAAGAGCTTTAGATGTAACCGGAACCTTTGGAGCAACAGGAACGGCTACTTTCGGAGCTGGTATGAGTGTTGCAACCGGCGCGACGATTAGAAAGACTAACTCACCCCCACTAGTATCCGCCCGAACAGGAACAAGCGGATCAATGCTTGTCTTGAAGTATGCGCCTCTTGGTGAAAGTGAATCTACTAAAATTAACTTAGGTTTTAATGGTACTGACCCTTTTATCACGAATGGTGATGGAGGCGGTGGTCTTAGGTTTAACTCAACAGTTATTAAACCAACCTCAAGTGGTTATAATGCAGCAGATGGTGTGCTTGATTTAGGTACTACGAATAGTAAATTTAAAGACCTTCACATCGACGGCGGTGTTTACTTTGGTTATGCTGGACAAGCGGATGTAACTAGTAACTACTTTGATGACTACGAAGAAGGAACGTGGACACCTGAGTTTGAACACTCACTGATGTCTGGCGGTAATACCAGTGCCGTTTTTAATTATGATAATGCCACTAGAGGCCACTACACAAAAATAGGCAACCAAGTGTTCATCCACGGACGTGTTGTTACAAACAGTGTGAGCATGAACGACGCTAGTGGCTCTATTCGTATCAAAAACCTACCCTTCCCCACAGCTTCTTTAGGAACTCAAGCAGGTGGTAACGTGATTGTTGGTAGAGCGCAGAACTTTGGTACAGGTACGCCTACATCAGGTCAGGTGTTAAACAACAATACCAGAATAAGTTTAATTAAGCAGTCAGATGTCACAGGTAACATGACTACCTTTGGTCAATCCCTAATGGAAGAGCACACTGAGGGCGTTAAAAACGACATCTCGTTCACTGCTGTATATTGGACAAATAGCTAATCAATAAATTATGCCCCCTTCGGATGGAGGGGGTGGACTTTTAATTTAAATAATAGGAAAACAAAATGAGCTTAACAAAAGAAATTATAGAAGATAAGATTGAAATCGCTGGCGAGTTTAAAGCCGTACAGGTTAGAACAGCAACCGTTATTAAAGATGATGGTGTAGAGATTAGCCGCAGCTTTAGCCGTAAAGTTATTCTGGCTGGTGAGGACTACTCCGGTGAGTCTGCTGAAGTACAGGCTATCTGCTCTGCTGTACACACCCCTGATGTCGTAGCTGCTAATGCCGCCACGCAAAGTGGTGACTAAGATGACTAAGGCGAGAGATGTAGCAGATGGAGTAGATACTTCCAGTTTTCTTAACAGTTCCTCAACCCTTAACCCAGCTAGACTAGACTCAACCGGGACAATTCCTTCGGCATTGCTACCTGATGGCAGTAAGATAAAACAGGTTGTTCACACAAAGCAGACATCTGGGTTTACTTCAACATCTAACAGTTATACTGATGTGATTTCCTGTAACATCACACCAACAGCCAGCGACAGCACAATCTTAGTACAGGCTTTTGTGCCTATGCACATAACTCGTAACGGAGACCAACTCTATGGCGACTATTTGGTTGTAAGATCTACTACAAATACAGTATTGAACGATCGTCACCCAGCGGGAGGTCGAGGAATACACGGACGCTACTTAACATCTCATAATGCCCAAAGTAGAGCTGGTATTACAGGACAGAATACTTGGGTTGGGATAGACGCGCCCTCAAGTACCTCACAACTAACGTACAAGATTCAATCAAGAGACACCAATGGTGGCGCACAAAACTCCCACATGGACATTGATGGAGCTTACTTAATCTTAATGGAAATAGGCGCATAAAAGGACTTAACCAATGGAAGACTACAAACCAAGACTTGACCGCTTAGAATGGCGTGTTGATTCTCATTCAGAACAACTCACCCGGCTAAACGAACAAACGGCTGATCTTAAACTAGAACTAAACAACATTAATAAATCATTGATGCAAATTAAATGGATAGCAGTAGGTGCTGCCTTGGTTATTGCCGGGCAGTCTATGGGATTAGGTAACCTCTTTAAATTGCTAGGAGTATAATATGTTAGGTGTAACTGATTTGATTGCGGGTATCTTTAAACCCGCTGCCGACTTAGTAGACAAACTCCACACAAGTGATGACGAACGCTTAAAGGCCAAAGGGCATCTTCTCGATGTCCAAGCGGCTGCGATGCAGCGTGTCTTTGATTACGAGTCCGATATGATTAAAGGTAAGCAGGCTATTGTCGGTGCTGAAGCTAAGAGCGAACACTTCTTAGTTGCTGCTTGGCGACCCATCACAATGTTAACCTTTCTTGCACTGGCTGTGGGGGACTCTTTAGGGTTCCTCGCAACGCCACTGCGTGATGAGGCGTGGGCTTTGCTACAGTTAGGCTTAGGCGGCTATGTCATAGGACGTAGTGGCGAGAAGATTGCAAAAGTAATGAAAGGATAAATCATGGATAAAGATATTTTAGACTCGTTACACGACAGTGTAGCAAAAGAACTACTAGCGAGAGTTAGATCAGGTGAAGCTACTTCGGCAGAACTGTCAGTAGCAACTAAGTTCCTTAAAGACAACGGAGCTGTTCACGATGTGGTCACTACAGAATCCCCTATGGGTAACCTGCTAGAAGCCTTACCATTCGCACCGGAGGCATCCCATTGAGTAGAAACTATAAGAAAGAATACAGAGAGTACCAAGGGAAGCCAGAGCAGATCGCAAGACGGTCTAAGCGTAACCAAGCCAGATTGAAGATTAAGAAGGCTAGGGGAGCAGGGGCTATCGCTGGTAAGGATGTAGATCACAAGGATCGCAACCCACACAATAACTCGACAAGTAATCTTCGCATTCAAACTAAGAAGAAGAATAGAGGTAGGAATGGGTAAGTTTGATAACCTAAAAATTAACCAACCTGTTGCACAGAGCCAAGGCGGAAAGTCTCACGTCGTTAAGATAAAAGAAAACGGCAAAGAGAGAATTATACGCTTTGGCGAAGCAGGTGCAAAAACCAACCAAAGCGCCAAACAACGTAAAGCCTTTAGAGACAGACATGGCAAGAACATAGCCAAAGGTAAAACGTCAGCGGCGTATTGGGCAAATAAGGTAAAATGGAAGGGTAAGTAAATGGAAAAAGTACCAGAGCAGTTACACGACTTTCGTAACTTTATGTATATCGTTTGGAAGCACCTTAACTTGCCTGATCCTACTCCAGTACAGTATGATATGGCTGACTTCATCCAGAACTGTCCTCGACGTTCAATCATTGAGGCGTTCCGAGGTGTCGGTAAGTCATACATCACAGCAGCATTCGTCGTACACCAACTTCTACTCGACCCCCAGAAGAAGTTCATGGTAGTGTCGGCCTCGAAACAGAGGGCTGACGATTTTTCGACATTCACACAACGTCTGATCCTAGAACTCCCAATATGCCAACATCTCATAGCTACAAGTGAGCAAAGGTGGAGTAAGATCGCGTTTGATGTAAGACCCGCATTAGCGTCTGGTAGTCCTTCGGTTAAATCCGTCGGTATTACCGGACAGCTAACGGGCAGTCGTGCAGACATCATTATTGCAGACGACATCGAAGTACCAAATAACTCGATGACACAAATGATGCGCGAGAAACTAGGGGAAGCTGTTAAGGAGTTCGACGCTGTACTCAAGCCAGAGGGTAAAATCCTATACTTAGGAACCCCACAGTGCGAGATGAGTCTTTATAATACACTCACGGAGCGTGGCTACCAGATGAGAGTCTGGCCTGCACGTTACCCTAGCGTTGAGAAGGCCGAGAAAGCCTACGGAGCGCGTTTAGCTCCAATGATATGGGATGATATGCACCAAGGCGAAAAGGGCTTAGAAGGCAATCCAGTAGATCCTAAGAGATTTGACTTGGATGACTTACTAGAACGTGAGTTATCTTATGGTCGCTCAGGGTTTGCATTACAGTTCATGCTCGACACCAGCCTTGCCGACATGGATCGTTACCCGTTGAAGCTTTCTGATCTTATGGTCATGTCAGTAGACAAAGACAAAGCACCAGAGAAGCTCGTGTATGGCGTTATGAAGCCAGTTAGCGATCTACCTAATGTCGGACTAGCGGGTGACAAATACTACGCCCCAGAAGCGACGATAGGGGACTACGTTGACTACGACGGCTCCGTACTCGTCATTGACCCCTCTGGTAGAGGTCAGGATGAGACAGCTTACGCCGTTGTTAAGATGCTTAATGGATACTTATATGTCTCTGAGTGTGCTGGTATTGCCGGTGGCTACAGCCTACCCACACTAGAGGCTCTTGCAGATGTCGCAAAAGACCATAAGGTCAACATGATCCTGATTGAGAGCAACTTTGGTGACGGTATGTTTACTGAACTACTTAAGCCTGTCTTGAAGAGGATATATCCATGCACGACGGAGGAGGTACGACACAGTAAGCAGAAGGAACTCCGTATCATCGACACCTTAGAGCCTGTAATGAACCAACACAAGCTTATCTTCGACCCTAAAGTTATCCAACATGATTTCGATAGCGTTCAACACCATCCTCCTGAGAAAGCTCAGAGGTATATGCTGACATATCAGATGACAAGAATAACGAAGGACAGGGGGTCACTGGCTCACGACGATAGGATTGATGCCTTAGCCATGGGTGTCGCCTATTGGGTAGAACAGATGGCATCAGATGTCGATATGGAGATGAAGGAACGCAAGGCGGCGATGATCGATGAGGAGTTAGACAAGTTCATTAACGGACACAATATTAATAGCAGTCCGAGAGCAGTAGCGTG